AAGAAACGAAAAAAGAAAACAGAAAAGTCTAAAGTCAATGTCTATTAACGATATAACGAAAGACCGATTAATCAACAAGCCCAATAACGATGCTTATCGTCGTGGTTATGAATTAATCTACGGAGACAATGATGCCAGCAAAAAGCAAAGCTCAACAGAAGTTCATGGGAATGTGCAGCCACCCGAAAAGTCGGAAAAAGGCTGAATGTCCGCCTATGAAGGTCGCTAAGAAATTCCGTAAGAAGAAAAAATGATTATCATTGGTTTTATATTAGGGATACTTTTATTCCCTTTGCTTATTTTTCTTCGTGCAAGACGCGACCCTCAGTGGGACAACAGCAACATAACAAATATTTACAGACTGATCGCTCATATAGCCACCCATCCCAACGACTTCACTAAGATGCGTTACATCGGAACAGGTAAAGACCCGTTCTGGTATTTGGGTAAGGATGAGTTTTCAGAAGTAACCAAGACACGACCTTGAGATGCCCGACTTGTGGTGTGAGAGTTTCCTTACCTTCTCATCAAAGAATAGAAGTTGATACTCTTATCAAAGAATACACATGCCGCAATTTCCACAAGACTATTTATAAACGATACGGTCATACTGTCGAAATCAACGGTAAGAAAAGGCAAGTCAATGAATTATTCGATCTATCACAGGCCACTCGATCTCAAGAGAATAAAAAAAGAGATATATTAAAGATCAATGAGATCAGAACAACGAAGAATAGACAGTAAGCCTAAAGTCTTATTCAACACCAGTTATATTAAACGATTACCACTAAAAACCAGATTCCAGAGGATGATTTATGTCTGCTTCAAATTTATATCCAAGCAGAGATGATTTAAACGGCGATACTACTATTAATTTCCCAATTCCTGTTCGGTATTTGCAAATAACAAATACAAATGGGTCTGCGGTATTGAAGTGGAGATTTAAGGAATCAAAAGACTTTTCAGAACTAGAACCCACAGAGATTATAACGATGGAAGATATTAATATCCATAATCTATACTTACAGGCTACAAATGGCAGTTACAGGGTATTAGGTCAGGGATGAACTCAGGAAGATTACCAACAAAACTAGGTGGTGCTGGTGGCATAGCTGAGTCCGTTAGAAACGAAGAGTTGAAAGAAATCCAGCAAGAACAACTAAAACAATTAAAAATCCTGAATGCGTATATGGCAGAAGGGTTTGATGAAACACTAACTGAGGAAGATATACATGGGAACTAATAGAGACCCTTATACATGGCGAGGCCAAAAAACAACTTCTGATGGGCAGTCTCTTGTCCAGTCTGAATCATTAACAGAGGCGAGATACCACGCTGGAAAAGGCGAGGTATTTATCCTGTCATCAGGATTTGCAACCACGCCTGCCGCGGCAGATGATTTTACCAATATTCTTTATTTGAAGAATGACTCAACAACAGATGATATTAACTTGGGTTATTTGAGAACCTGTAGCGAAGTCGCTGGAAAATGGCAATGGGTAGAAGCCCCTACTGCTTTGGGTGCAACGGCGATAACAGCCATTAATATGAATCGTGGTAGTCGCAAGACATTAACCGCCACAATTCAAAGCTACTCTGCTGCTGGAGTTACTTTCACAGATGGTACAAGGACTGATTATCCTCAGTGGATACAGGGTGGGCCTGCACATTCACTACAACCTTTTGAGGGTTCATTTATTATCGGGCCGGGCGATTCATTTGGACTGGAGTTCGCGCCATTCTCAGCGACAGCTGGTGAGGCATGTATATCCTTGCAACTATGGCAGTCTGCACCTGAAACTTAATGTTTCCGGTTAATCAGAGAGACCCTGAGACTGCGAGAGGGGCGAAAGTAACAGGTGACAAAGAGATGCTTGTCATCTCATCACCATATCCACCTCTCGAGAAACAGAAGGTACGCCCTTTTAGGCAGTATTTCACTGATGACGGTTTAATCACCGGTTCTAATGATATGGGTATTGATGGGTCTGTTACAAATCAGGACTTCTATATATCTGCTCATGCAACAGACGACAGGTACATAACGGCTTTGAGTTTTATCATGGGTTACGGAGCAACAGCCCAACCCTTTCAATTCGCCGATACCACCGCTTTGACTAATGGTTGCCGATTATTCTACAGAAACAGTACGGGTGAGTACGATATCCACGAAGGATTAAAGTCTAATCAGGACATGCTCAGATTAACTTTTAATCAAATCCCTACATCATGGGAAGTTCGAGGCATTGGCGCTAATAATGATTACGGGTATTTTGTGAGTTTTGATCTAACCAAAATAGGGCTTCCCTTTGGTATAAAACTAGATCGAGGTACAACCCAAAGACTGACTTTTAGAATCAGAGACGACCTGAGCGTAGCCTTGGGTGGCGCGACTGATTCATTCAACTGTATCGCTTACGGATTTGATAGATTCTTATGATTGATGACTTAATTGAATACGATGCAATGAAGAACATTGCTGAACTTGATCTTGATTTAGCCAAGATCGGTGAAGATATCGTCAAAGGTTATGATATGGACGTTGAATCTCGCTCTGGATGGACAGGTGAGATGAAAGAGGCAATGGACTTAGCCCTCCAAGTTAAAGAAACTAAAAACTTCCCTTGGCAGAATGCGTCAAATATCAAAATGCCACTTCTAACGGAAGCGGCGATACAGTTTAATTCCATGATGTACCCCGCCATCGTCCCTCCGGTGGACATTGTAAAAGGTCGGGTGGTGGGTGAAGATAAAGACGGGCAAAAGCTGGAGCAGAGTATTCGTGTTTCCAAGCACATGTCTTATCAAATCCACGAAGAAATGGAAGAGTGGGAAGAAGAAATGGATGCTGGTCTGATGGTGCTCCCTATTTTGGGGAATATGTACAAAAAGACCTATTACAGCGATAACAAGTCGCGAAATATGTCAGATATGCTCTCTCCGAAAGAGTTTGTCTTTGATTATAACGCCAAGAGTCTGGAAACAGCCTTCCGTAAAACCCACGTCATACCCATGACGGCTAACGATATAAGAAAGGAGGTGGTCGCAGGTAATTATCTCGACGAGTCCTTATCGGCTCCGGTTCAGAAAGACGAGGAAAGAGAGGGTGAATCTGCTCCACAAGTAGATGAATCCACGCCTTATGACGTTTTGGAGTGCCATACTTATCTCGATATAGACGAAGATGGTTTAATGGAGCCTTATATCGTAACGGTAGAGCACAGTTCAAAAAAGGTATTAAGAATCACCACAGGATTTGACGTATCCGACATAGTGACAAACGAGAATGGCGAAATCATTGATGTTCCCCAGCTCCAATATTTTACAAAATACGGGTTTGTTCCAAATCCTGATGGTGGTTCCCTTGATTTAGGCTTAGGAAAGCTCTTAGGCCCAACTAATCATTCGGTTAATACGTTAATTAACCAACTTATAGACGCTGGCACGAAAGCGAACATGGGTGGAGGCTTCTTAGGTCGTGGTTTAAAGATCAAAGGCGGTAGTCTTAAGTTCACAATGGGTGAATACAAGCGTGTTGACTCATCGGGTCAGGATTTGGGCAGGAATATCGTCCATTTACCAGTGAATGAGCCTTCAGGGACTTTATTCTCCTTATTGGGACTTTTAATCAACCAGGCCCAACGACTAGCTTCGACTTTGGACTCTCAAGTAGGGGAGAACCCCGGTCAGAACCAGAAAGCCACGACTTCAGCCATTGTTAAAGAAGAAGGGCAGAAAATCTTTAACGGGATATACAAACGCGCCCACAGGAGCCTGAAAAAAGAACTTAAAAAGATATTCAGACTAAATAGCCTCTATTTAGCCCCTGAGAGCTATTTAAACGTCCTTGACGGCAATTACCCACCTGAAATGGCTCAGGTTATCAAGCAAACCGATTACGACCTTAAAAGCGTGAATATAATCCCTGCTGCGGACAGTCAATATACGTCCTCACAGCAAAAGATGATGAAAGCCCAAGCCCTCTTGCAGAAGATTCCTTTAGGTGTGAATCCTCAAATCGCATTAAGACGAGCTTTGGAGGCCGAAGACCAGCCCGGTATAGATGAGATAATGAATTACCAACCACCACCTAATCCAGAATTAATCAAGCAACAAGATGAGTCCAAGTTAAATTGGGCAAAATTTGAACTAGACGTGGTGAAAGCCCAACAAGAGGACTTACGTGTACAATCTCAAGCAATTTTGGCCTTGGCTCAAGCTGAAGGTATTGAAGCGGGAAACCAGCTCGAACAGTACAAACTCCAACTTGAATCCATTGCCGCTCGATCAGAAGGTTTGGGACAGAAAGCAAATGCTCTCGGAACCCCCACCGCTGAAGGAATGGCGAACAATGAGGGAGAGCAAATGGTTCAAGGCCAACCTTGAGGAAGAAGTAGAAGAGATAAAGAACCAATGGGCAACAGGTGTCTTCACCTCAGAGAGTATCGAAGAAACCAACAGCCTTAATGCAGAAGCACTAGGCCGCATACGCGGTCTTTTTTATGCACACGATTTATTAACAAAAGACGAAGAGGTAGAAGAATGAAAGGTAACGTGACCGGACATTATGTCGCAGTAGTACCTGACGAAATAGAGAAAGTAAGTTCTGGTGGAATTGTTCTAGCAGAGGATTTTGACCCAAACAAGAAGAGTAGAGTCGAAGCCGCCTCAACAAGAGGCACATTAGTCGGAATCGGGCCTATGGCTTGGAAGGCTTATGACGGTAATGATCCTGATTGGAAGCCTTGGGGTGAAATTGGCGATCAAGTATGGTTTCAACGCCATGTCGCTAAGGTAATAGAAGACAAAGAAAATTTAGACAAAGACGGAAAGCCAAAAAAGATATTTATCATGGCTGACGAGAATATTATATTTAATGAGGGTAAAGCAGATGAGTGAAAAGACAGACGAAGAAATAAAGGACGAAATCAGAGAAAAAGTAGGCGAGGAGGAAGAAACTCCAGAGTTTGCTTCAGTTGAAGAACAAGCAGCCGCTATGGGCTGGCGCGAAGACGGTAAAAACAAGTTTGGACAAACCGTCAGTGCCGAACAGTTTATTCAGGAAAAACCTCTCTATGACACGATAGGAAAGCTGAAAAGCACTCTGTCTCGATTAGACACCCAAGTTTTAGAGCTTCAATCAGACAATAAGAAAATAGTCACCGCCTCGCTTAAAGAGAAAGAAAATCTCTTGGCTCAACTTGCCGAAGCGAAAGAAAAGGCTCTAAATGACTTTGAACCTGATGAAGTTAGAAAGATAGATAAACAAATGGAAACGGTACGTGAAGACATTGCTTCTACACCAAAAGTAAATATTAGTCCTTATTACAAAGCATTTTTGGAAGAAAATAGTTGGGACGAAGACCCTGACGATCCAAGAACAATGGCAGCTTTGACCATTGCAGGAAGATTCAATCAAGCAAATCCAAATGCAAGTGATAAAGATTTATATGACCACGTTCACAAAACAATCAGAGAGAAATTTCCTGAGAAATTTGAAGAGAAGAAACCACAACAGAAAGTCACCGCTGCAAACAAGCGTAGCACAACTTCTAGCGTGAAAAACAAGAAGATTACCCTGGCAGACCTTGATCCCGAAGAAGCAAGAATTGTTCGGAATATGATGGAAATGACGGGTAAAACAGAAGAAGAATACATGAAAAACTACTCAACTGAGGCACTAAGATGAATGATAGACCAAACAGAGACGAGAGCGCACACGTTAGGCGTAGAACCCTTGAAGATGAGCTACAGGCCGGTAAGTTAAATATGGTCGGCACACCTGATCCTAATAAATATTATCACGTTGTAAATGATGATGGCATGAAGGTTCAGCGCATGATCGAACGAGGCTATGTAGTAGAAGATGGGAAAACAGTAAATTTAGGAGACGCTAATGCCAAAGAAGTAGGTGGTATTGCGCAAGCAACAGCCAATCCTTCTTTAGTCGGTGTAAACGGCAAATCAGGCAAAGCAGTCCTAATGAGTTGTCCGCGAGAGTTCAAAAACGAAGACGATGCTTATCGTCAAAAAATGGTAGATAAGACTGAAGAGTCTCTCTACCGCAACGAAGAAAATCAAGAAGGACGTTATGGGAAGATTAAAAAAGAATAATTCTGTTCTGAAAAATCTCCGAAGTCCTTTTAACGCTAAAACAATTACTTTGGAGGTAATTTATGGCTAATGCAGACCGCCCTAACGGGCTTCGTCCTGTAAAGCTTTTATCTGGCTCACCTTATAACGGTCAGATGACAAAGTTTTACACGGACACCGATTGTTTCCTTGGAGACATTATGATTCAGGACACCGCCAGTGTGACAGGCGGTTCTGATGGCGCTTATCAGGGTATCACCCGCGCAACTTCAGCCACAGCGACTCTCGCTATTGGTGTTGTGGTTGGTTGGGAAGCTGATCCTGATAATTTAACTCGCCCTTACCACGCTGGCTCAAGCACGCTTTGTGTATATGTAGCAACCGACCCTAACATCATTTATGAATGTCAAGGTGATGGCACTGCCACTATTACAACTGCTGCTGATGTTGGCCTTAACTTTGATATTGTTGTAACCGCTGGTAATACGACTACTGGTCTTTCCAATATGGAAGTTCTTGAAGGTTCAGGTGCAGTAACGGCAGCCACACCAGTTAAATTAGTTGGTTTGGTTGACAGAGCAGATAATGAGGTAGGTTTAGCTAATCAGAAAATGTTAGTCACTCTTAATACTCATGTTTACAACGCCGATGTCGGCTCACTAGGAGTATAATTAGATGGCTATTAATACATCAAGTTACGCAAGAGCGTTACAAGAAGGTGTCCATTCATGGTTCCAGATGGCTCGTACCGAGCATCCAGAACAGTATTCTCGAATCTTTGAGGTTAAGAAATCCCGCAAAGCATTTGAAGAAGTCATGCAGTACACCGGACTGGGTATGCTTTCAGCTAAATCTGAAGGTGGTTCTGTGGCGTACGAAGACTCTAAACAGGGTTGGTTGTCTCGTTTCAACCATGTCACTTATGGCTTAGGCTTTATTGTGACACTGGAAGCAATGGAAGACGATCTGTACGATGTTATTGCAGAAACGCACACCAAGGCACTGGGTAAGTCAGTTCGCATCACTAAAGAGACTATTGCTGCTAATGTGCTTAATCGCGCAAGCAATACTGCTTATGGTGGTGGTGACGGCTCTAGTCTTCTGGCTTCAGCCGCTTATACAGATACATCTCATCCCTTTGTTGGTGGTGGTTCGTTCACGAACGCTCCTGCTGCGGGTACAGACTTGTCTGAAGCTGCTCTGGAAGATGCCTGTGTCGCCCTCGGTAAGTTCACCGATGATAAGGGTCTGCGTTCAGCCGTTATGCCGAAACAACTGATTATCCCTGTGGATAGCCAGTTTGAAGCAGAGCGTATTCTGAACACCGATATGCGTGTTGCAACAGCCGATAACGATCTGAACGCAATCAAGTCTTTGGGCAAAATCCCTGGTGGTTTTGTAGTGAACAACTACATCACTGACACGGATATGTGGTTAGTCCAGACTGATGCTGAAAATGGTCTTTGTTGGTTTGATCGTCGTCCTGAGTCTTTCACTCAAGATAACGACCACGATACGGACAATCTGAAGTACAAAGCAACCTTCCGGGCATCCGCGTATTGGTCAAATCCACAATGCGTGTATGGCAGTATGGGTGCATAGGGATTAGCCCAATAAGAGCTTGACAAGGATGTAAAATAGGCATATGCTTCTTCTATCAATAATGATAGGAGGGGCATATGTCCTGTTTAAACTGCAATATAGGACTTGGTAACTTTAAAGATTCAAAAGATATTCTTCTCAAAGCTATAGAATATCTTAATAAATTCAATTAACTGTAAAAAGCTAATGAATACATAAGCCACCTTCGGGTGGTTTTTTTATGGGGAAACCCTTTATCCTGTTTGGCTAGTACATATATAGTCAACTTATTCCTTTGGAGGGAATTATGTCTAATTTTCCAAATGGCTTTTCAACGGGGGTCACTATTCGTGGTATTCCGTTACATCAAGCCCATCCCGGCGAAGTCTTTTACGTCAATAGCTCCAGCGTCTTGCCGAAAGGCGGTGTTGGTGGTTCTGATGGTAATGACGGTACTTATCTTCGTCCTTTTTCAACCCTTGACTACGCTATAGGACGCTGTACAGCAGGTCGTGGTGATGTCATCTACCTTATGCCAGGTCATACTGAAACGGTCATTGCAGCAACCACTATCGCTGCTGACGTAGCCGGTGTTGCGATTGTTGGTTTGGGTTCGGGTTCTTCTCGTCCTACCTTAACTTACACAACTGCTAATACAGCAACTATCAATGTCTCTGCGGCAAATGTATCGTTTAAGAATCTACTGTTTGTGGGTAATTTCTTATCCATTGCTTCAGCCATTACGGTTGGTGCAGCGCCTTGGTGCACAGTTGAAGACTGTGAGTTCAAGGATACCAGTGCGATTCTTGGCTTCCTGTCTGCGGTAACAACCACTGTTACAGTGAATGCGGATCATCTGCATCTCATCAATAACAGGATACATTCTATTGCAACAACTCGAACTGTCGCGCCAATTGTTATTCTTGGGACTATGACAGGCCTAACTGCTACGAAGAATCGTGTTGTTTGTAGTGTTGCCCATAACAATGTATCGCAGTTTATCAGCCATGCAGCCCTTGTAATGACCGATCTTCTGGTGACTTACAATACGGTATATTGTGTCAATACAGACACCGCTACCGGCGCTGTCTTCATATCAACGACTGCAACCACTGGTTCGGGTATTATCGCTCATAACCGTATTCGGGCTTTGGATGTCGCTGCTGCTATCGTAGTGACGGCTGCTGCGGTTCAGTACGGTATGTTTGATAATCTGTACACAGGTGAAATTACACAGCTTTCTGGCTTTGTATTGCCTGCAATCGGTACTGATGCTTAATAAGGATGCCCCTCGAAAGGGGGGCTTTTCTTTATGACTATTAGAACTGTAGATCAAAATTCACTCCAAGAAGGAATGTGGAACGTAATCTGTGACCGTTGCGGTTTCAAGATGAAGAATGTTGACGTTAAGAAAGAATGGACTGGTCTTTATACCTGTAGGGAGTGTTGGGAACCGCGCCATCCTTCTGATTTTCAGAATAAGATTGATTACAGTGATGATCCATCTGTTCCTTTTACCCGTCCTGATACTAATGCGAACACGTCTACGACTTCTGTCGATGGTTCTGCAATAGAAACAGACAATCTAACAGATACAGTAGGCGATGCCGACAAAGTTTTAAGAGTCGATGGCACACCAAGAATGAACAGCGTTCAGGTATGGAACACGACTTTAACAGCTAATCGACAAGCTACTTTTAATTCAACCAGTGCAGTAGATGGGGATATGTTCACTATTTACTACACTGCGACAGAAACAGCATTTACTCATAGTGTTGTTGGAGAGACTACAAGAGCGTCAACCGTTAATTATATCGCTACATGGCGGTTTAATGGTTCGGCATGGCAGGAAAAGTCTTATACGCCAATCGGTTTATGAACTTAAAACAAGCTTTAAGGTTTTCCGAACTTTCTACTGTAAAGGTTGATGGGTGTACATTTTCACCGGAGTTTGGTATCTCAAGATACTGTAGAATGCACGACCATGTGTTAATTCATCTTGTCAACAAAACACACAATATGAATACTATTCAGTTAGAGTTTATAGCTAACGAGAATATAAAAGACATTACGAGACTTATTGCAGACAACCTTTTTAAACAAGGATTGCAGGAAAAAGTTGAAAGTAAAAGCGGTATAAAAAAAATTGGATATTTGTTTGTTAAATGGATTTATTATTCAGCAGTTAGACTTCGCTCTATAACAGGTATAGGTAAACAATGAGTACAAGCAATTCATACAACTACACTCAGGATAGAGATACCATTATTCGATCTGCTTTTGAGATTGTCGGTGTTGCCGTACAGGGTGAGTCTCTTGATAGCGATGACATAACGATAGCCAATCGTGTTTTAAATGTGATGCTAAAGGCATTTATAATTCACGGTCTGCAAACATGGAAAAGAAAAACCTATGTAGTCACTCCTCTTGTATTAAATCAAGAATTTTATGAATTTGGGGCGCATACAGTTTCGGTTTCTGGCGCTGGTACTACTGGTACTGTTTCTCATCAAAATCATGGGTATTCAACTGGAGATACGGTAACAGTTACAGGAGCTACAGATACGGATTTTAATGTTACTGACGCATCAATTACTGTTACCGATACAAACACATATACCTATACAGCGGGAGGTGCTGTTTCAACAACTGAGAGCGTTACGCTCATCTCAAATTATGGCGTTAATATAGCTCGCCCCGAAAGATTGCTAGAAGTTAATCGAATTAATTCTAATAATAGATCAGAGATGACAGTTTTATCTCAGAATGAGTATAGAAATCTCCCTAATCTCACTACCACTGGAACACCAATACAATATCATTATGAACGCAGAACCGGCGCGGGGCGTATGTATATCTGGCCTGTTGCTGATGCCACATCGGTAAGTGATGACACTATCGAACTGGTTTACCAATCACAAATAGAAGATATGGATGCCTCTACAGACGACTTAGACATGCCTCCAGAATGGCTAGAACCGGTTATATGGGGATTAGCGGATAGGCTTGCACAACGATATGGTATGAAAGGATCGGAAAGAGATAGATTGCAAGCGAAAGCTGAATACATGATAAAACTTGCCAAAGATTATGATTATGAAGATGGTTCGGTTTATATGCAGCCAGAGCGCAGATGAAAATACCGTTAATAGGTGGATTTGGCGTAGCGGCCAACACTGGTGGTACTAATGCTAATTTTATTGGGGAGGCAGCATCATTAGGTGAGGAATATACCCAAAACTGGTATATATCAAAAGAGCAGGGAAGTAAGCATGGTTTTTTATTAAGGCCAACGCCTGGTTATACATCAACCGCAGTTTCCCCAACATCGGGTACAGGCTGTACAGGTGGTATTGCTATTGATACCGATGATTACCTTGTGTTCGGTATCTCTATTTTTAAAAGTGGCGTAAAAAAAGCAGATTTTTCCTCAGCTCCGTCAAACGTTGTTATGGCGCACAGCGGTACGGCGACAAATAGACAGATTATTATCGCCGTTGGCAAAAAGCCATATTGTTACAGCATCTCTTATGATACTATGTGGGAGCTAGACGGTACATCTACAACAAATGTGGACAGTACGGCAACTGCTGGAACAACTGGTGCAACATTGGTTGATACCGCGACTAACTTTGTCACCGCCAATGTAAAACTTGGTATGACTGTCCATAATTATACAGATGATACATGGGCATTTGTGACCGCTATCACCACGACCACAAATCCTAATGACACAATTACCCTGTCTTCTGATATAGGATTAGCCAGCGGTGAGTCATATGAAATCGCAGCAAGCTATACATCAAGTGGCGCATCAGTAAGTTCTGGCTCTATTACATTTAACCCAAAGACCGTTGCTTACATGGACGGATATTTCGTTGCAGACGAACAAACTGCATCAACAGATGGAAGATTTTATATCTCGGCTTTAAGAGACGGAACAAGATGGAACGCGCTGGATTTTGCAACAGCCGAACGCGACCCTGACAAATTACAAGCGGTTTTCGCTTTAAATAGGGAGCTTTGGTTAATTGGTACAAGAACAACAGAGATTTGGTATAACTCTGGCAACTCAGATTTCCCTTTTGCACCAATCCAATCAGGATTTATTCAATACGGTGCGGTCAGTCCTTATGTAATAGCTAGGATAGGTGATCGAATTTTGTGGTTTGGCGTTAGCTCAACTGGCGGTCGCTTTGTTTTAATGAGTGACGGTCTTGGCGTTAGAGTAGTTAGTACACCTGAAATATCAAAAAGTATAAAAAACTACGTTACAACATCTTACGCAACCTCATATTCTTATGAGGGGAACGATTTTTATTGTCTAACAGATGGAACGAATACGTTTGTTTATAACTTAACAACTAATTTATGGCATCGCTGGAAATCAGATTTAAGCACAACCAATTATAGGCATGACGCTAGGGTTATTATTTCGGTCGGTGGAGATGACTACAGAATGGGGCATAGGAGCGCGAATGAGCGCCTAACCATGCAACCCACTTACCCTTACGAAGATACCACAAAAATACAACGTATCAGACGTTCAAAGATCATTCATAACAATGGTACTGGTATGACATTCCACGCTGTTCAAGTAGATATGGATGAGGCAACAGCAATGGCGCTTACTACAACAGGCGGCATTCCCCAGAGACTATCAGATGAGGGCGGCGTTGATTTTACATCTTTGGGTATCACAGTAGATGTAGATTATGTTGAAGGCTCGACGGGAACGCAAGATATTATAACAGCGGTTAGTGCAACATTTTTAACCACCACGACGGAAACGTATCAGCCGGGAGACTCTTACAGAATAATCGACGGCGTAACTGGCGCTGTTATTTATCCCGCTACAGGTATTGATTTAAGGTGGCGAGATAGCGGCGGTGCATGGACAACAAAGAAAGAACGTCTACCTAATTCAAACAATAAAAGCCGTTTAATCTGGAGAAAATGTGGCAAGTCTTTTGAAAGGACTTTTGAAATATCCACCTCTGCTCCAATCACTCCTGTTCTTACGGATGGTTACGCCATTGCAGATTTTGACGATAGGGAACTATGACAAGAAGAAACATAAGAACACAGGCTTCATTTAAAGATGACGCTGACAGTGCTT